TGTCCAGCAGATGTACCTGAATTACCGCCAGCATAACCTTGATTGGCAGTACCAGCGCCACCTGCACCTTGTGTACCACCGCTCACATAAGCACCACCTGCACCTGAACCACCAGATGATCCATTAGCAAACGGATTACCATAATTACCTTTACCACCACCTGCTGAAGTAATAGTGGAAAATACAGAATCTACACCTTGACCACCACTAGCACCTGCACCAGCAGCACCACCAGCACCCACTGTGACTGTGTAATTTGTTGATGTTGCTAAAGATAAAATAGATTCAGCACTAGCACCGCCACCCGAAGTACCAGCAGAAGTTCTATAACCGCCTGCACCGCCGCCACCATCATAACTAGCACCGCCGCCGCCTGCTATTACTAAAAAATCAACAGTTAATGGTGCTTTACCTTCGCCAGTTATAGCGCTAATTATGTTTAACATTTATGCAATAGCCCCTACTACATACCAAGCGTTAGCAGCTGTTTTGATACAAGCTGCAGATTTGTATTGTGCAAGTGTTGGAGATGCAGCGGTAGCGCCAGCACTTAGTACTGTAGTAGTACCAGGTGTAACTGCGCTGATTGTGCAAGTGCCTGCACCTATATTTAATACTGTGATAACTGTACCTACAGCAAAATTATATGTTGCATCGGTTGGTAATTTAAATGCTATAGCAGTTGCTTTGTTTATTTGCACTAACTGCTGGTATTCATCACCGCTACCTGCTGTGTAATCTGCTGTCTTAGCAGTTTGTACTGTGAATGCTGGTAATCCATTCCACATTGTGCTGGTGACTACATCACCTGTATTGCCTGGCCAGGTTGGCATAATTTCTCCTTAGTAAGATAAGACGTTCTGATCTAAGACCCCGTAATCTACGTTGCCTATTATAAACCCATCTATGACAGGTTCCAGCGTTGTAAACACCACTTTAAAGCTATTAGGTGTGATGATGTTGGATACGCCAAAGATCTGTAGTGTTTTCTCCAGCTTAGATCCACCAGGCTGGGTAGTGATTACTGTAATCGGATCAAAAAAATCTAGGTTTAAGGCAGCAATTATGCCTGTATTGTAATTAGGTGTGTATAGGTCTAACTCGATGGCATCGCATCGGATGGTGGTCTCAGCTCTACTGGCTACATAAGCCCTGGCATAATCTAGGGCTACGGCATCAGTCTGCATTAGCAAATCTTGCAGGTTATAACTATGAATAAAATACTTGTCAATAGATGGCTGATTGATGGCCGTCTGTGGTGAACCACCTGATCTGCTGATCTGGGCTGAATTGAATATAAGGGTGTCATCTAGTTTCCATACAGCATTAGCGTATATAATGCCTGTGCCATCATCTGCAAAGAGTGTGGGTGTATTACCGATAGAGGCAGTAGCAGTTAGTCGATCTTTAAATACAAACTCTCCATTAGCATCAACATAGACAGCGCCATACTCTGAATCGGCAACAGTCTGCATAGCACCCAAAGATGTGCGTGCTGTCCCAGGATCAGCCTGTAAAGTGGTTTGACCTGCATCTATTAAGCGCATTGATGCTGGCCAGTCGATCTCATCTAATATCTGGTTAATACGTGTGCCTGATAAGTCGCCAGCGGTAGCGCCTGTGACTGTGCTGATCTGTGCGTTTTGGGCAAGTCTCATAGCATCTACAGCTGTAATTGTTGTATAGGCAACCTCTGTGGCATCTTTAGGTTGTTGATTGACATAGGATGTAATAAAGCCTGAGAATATAGGATAGGTAGTGCCACTATATGTAGCGGTTATTTGAACTTTCTTCATAGGCGTAAGTAATCCATAATAAGGCCCAGTAGGATTAGTCGGGTTAAAGTCGCCATTCTGATCTACGATACGTAAAGTTAAATTACCCGTAATGAATTTATCAGCTGTAGGGTTACGGCCAATTTTAGTCTGCACAAAATTAACTCGATCAGATACATCAACGATTACAGCAACACCATCTGCCAATACGTTTGTGCCTAATATACCAATATCTAATTGCATAGCCTGAGCTGTGCTAGGCCCAGTGCTAAAGTTAATTACTGCATTGATAATAGGCACAGTCATTATTGAATAAACCCTGCTGGTGCTAGATTTCCATTTTGCTTATAGATCTTTAATAATAGATCTTGAATGGTTGTCTCAAACTCTTGTAAAGAGGTTAGACTGCCCTCTACGTTTAGGTTAATTACAGGTGCTGCTGCGGCCATATCTCTAGCACGATTTACTATGTCACTTGGTGGTAATTTGCCATAAAATTCTTCTGGGCTTGGTATTTCGTTTCCAATTTTGACAGTAGTGCGAGCCTTCTCTAATAACCCTGGCAATTTACTGCTTACAGATTCTAAAGTCTGCTCTATGCTTCTTTGGACTATGGCAGTATCTGCTGGGTTAGGCGCTGTTAAAGGTGTGCCTGCTGCCAGTTGTTTAGTTTGCAAAGCTGCTAAATCGTTTTGATATTTCATTATGTCGGCTTTACTAGAACTCAAAGATAATACTGCACCATTGAAAGCTGAGGCTAGATAGGTAGCAGACTTGGCTGCAGTCAATTCAGCATTGTATTTCTTAGCCAAAGCTTCATTATTGTCTAGAATGGCTAACTTAGCCTGTATGCGTAGTTTAGTCTCGGCATCGGTAGCCTCGCTTAGCGCCTTCATTAAACCTATGCGCTCAACATCAAACTTCTCAGCTAGTTTATCTACGTCAGTTTTTTTCTTTAATTGTTCGTTTTCTAATCTGCGATAAGTTGTGCCTGTTTTAATTTGTGCTAGTTGTAATCTATTTTCTCTAGCGTTCGCATTGTTAAGGGTTGGCGATGAAGACGCCCTGGCATTAGCACCAAAATTACTTAAAAGGCCTAGCGCTCTTCTTGCAGCATCTCCACCTGGTTGCAAGCGTGCTAATACGTCACCCAACTTACCTTCACCATTAATTGCTATTAACTTATCTGACCTTCTAATTAACTCAGCTAAACCAGCAATAGCGTTGCCAATAGCTGTGCCAAAATTTTCCATTTGCTCTGCTGCGTTTTGTATGCTGTCATCTTTGCCTAACATAGACAGCGCATCTACAAGGCCCGTACCTATTGCTTTAGTTGCTTCGTCTGCACCCTTTTTTAATACATCCATTTTGCCAGCATAGGTATCTAACCTAGCTGCTGCTTGGCCGCTAAAGCGTTTTTCTAACGCTTCCATAATTTTATTCATATCGCCACTAGCAATTATGTTGGCATCTATACCTGTGTTTAAGTTTTTAATTGCTTTGGTCTGACCCCTAATACCACTAGCAATAGCAGAGATAACTGTGTTTAGGCTTTCCCCAGTGCCTGCACTTATGTCTAATGCAGACGCTAATGAGCGCTGAGCCAGTTCGACAGATCCAGTTAAGTTTAATAATGTTTGGAAAGGCCCACGTAGATCTGTAAGTATTGCGTTAGTTTTTTCTAGGCTCTTTATGTAGCCCTCAACTTCATCAACTCTAAATGCGTTGCCAGTATTTTGTAACTGTAGGGCAAGTCTTTTAGCAGCAGCCTCATCTTCGGTAAATGCTTTAATTGCTTTTTTGCTAAAGCCAACTATAGCAGCAGCACTAAAGGTAACGCCAAAGGTGCGTGCTAATCCTTTTAATTGCTTATCAAATACTGAAACATCCTGCTTGGCTTTTTTGAGCGCTTTACCATTCCAGGTTGCTAAGGCCGAGACGACTACATTTGCCACTATGCCACCTTCTTAATCTCTGTTGATTTGTTAAATTTTATAGCTGTAGAGTTAATAGCACCCAGCATCGCTTGATAAACCTTGCCAGAATCCTGTGCCCAGGCTTTGTAAATTAAACGGCCCTTAGTTTTTCGGCCACCACCACGTATGCCCTTAATTTTTGGCTGTGAGGTAAGTCCTGGCATTGATGTCACAAACTGGTAGCCAGCAAATGGGTTATTTGATGAGTACTCTCTGGTCGATCTGTTGTAAGTATACTCTTTGGCTTTTTTCTTGCCTTCAAAACCTTGTAATGGCCCAAATGATGTACCAGGCGAGCTAGGGTCTATTTGTTGAAATGGCGCTCTGCCTTGTGGATTCTTGCGGCCAGTAGTTTCATATATGCGACCAGCGGCGCTTACGTTATAAACATAATTGCTTACTTTGAATCCATTTTTAAATGTTTGATTTTCGCCTTCATTATATCCAATACCATCTTTAATTGTGTTGGCATCATACTTAGGAAACGGGCGGTAATTAATATCTGGGCTAGGTTCTTTAGTCCAGCCTGACAAAACTTCGGAGTTGCCAGGCACAAATGATTTGGCTTTAGCTGCTACAGCACGCATCGCTGGATCAATAGCAGCTCTAATACGATCTTGTAAATCCTTGTCAATAAAATTTAGACCTGCAAGGACATCTTTAACGCCTACGATTTCTGCTGGCATTTCGGATCTCCTTAGCTCTGTCGGTTAGGACTTGTATGATTGCGGCATACATTTCACTATCCATATCAATAAACTCTTTAGGCGGTATCCCTGTCTCTACGCTCAGCTGTGCGATGCTGTAAAGGATTGAAGACCGCTCAGTTATTTTTTTTCTTCGTCTAACACCTCGACAGTATCTAAACTGTCAATAAACTCATCAAAGGATAGAGATACCTGAGCGCCAGCCCTGCGTAAACATTCCCAAGCTAACCAGAATATATCTGACTGCTTTTCATCCTCACGCAAGGCTTTGCTAATTCCCATACCTCGTTTTAACTCGAAAGCGTACTCGACACCTGGTGTTATCTTATGCTCTGATACTTCACCATTAGCCCTTGTTATCTTTAGCTTTGCCATTGTTACTCCTTAGTTAGAATGCCACCGATGATGACACTGTTATTACGGAGTTTACAGTAAAGGACAGACTGCTACTAGCAATTTCTGAAACGCCGCCTTGCCCAATTGGGGTTAAGTTATTAACCAAAATTGAAAATTGATAAGTCGGGTTTGCGGCTGATACTGCTGTGCCTTTAACAGTAATTACTGATATTGCAAGTGTTTGTCCAAAGGCTGCATTAAGTGTCTGCATTACTTGGCTGCTTGCCCAGTCATTGATAAAGTCGATAGTAAATGTGCCTGATTGTAAACCAGCTACAAATTTGTGGGCGGAATCTCCCATTGCTGTTACTTCTAACTCATCTACGATCTGGTTGATTACAGCGTTAGTTACATAGGTGCTGATGTCGATAGAAGGTACTGTAGGCGAAGCGGCAGTAGCCAATTTAACGCCTACATTGTTATTGAGATATATGGCCATTGTTATTCCTCATCTTTCTTAGTTGGTTTTGGTGCGTCTTTAATTTGGCCTGTCTTAATTAAGAAGGCTAAGTCTTCTGATGTGCTCATTTTAACTCCAGCTCGTTAGGATTGATACAGTTATTTCTGATGTTAATAAATCTCCACTAGCTGCATTGGTTATAGCTGGAGCGGAGACACTTGATATGTTATAAACCAGGGCCGATGCCGCTAGTTTTGTTACTACTGCCACAATAAAATCTTCCATACCTTTTAGGTTGCCTTGATTGTCAAATGCAGGTGTAGTCATTAAAATCTTAAAATTAGCCAGGGGTGCAATAGATGTCTGGCTGTTATTGTTAGGCGTGATGTAAGGATCGCCAGGAGTAACCACGACGCTGTTAGCCAATAAAGTTGCAGGTGGGAAACTAAAGGTACTCCATACTCCATTGTTTGTTAAAGCTGTGGCTAGCGTGCCACGTAGTGTGGTAATCGCTGCCATTAGCCCACCAGTGATGCTGGACTTGAATACGGCTGGATGAGACCACGTACTCGGTTAATCAGCTGATAACCCATCCGATAAGGGCTGGCACTGATCCCATCCATACCGACCCCGCCTGTCTGGCTTACTTGTCTAGCTTGCCAGATGTCGACAGCAATAATCATCGCTGCTTCTCGTATTGCAGGGGTTGTCGCATAAGATTGGGTTTTATGTTCTGGGCCACGTGCGTTGCCGTAAGGTACTACTTTATGAAAATTTTGGTCGGCTGCTGTTTTTGCATATTGCACAAATGAATAACCATTAGGGTAATTCATCTGGCCGTAGTTATACATAAATACTGGAATAAGACTGGTTGTGCCTGTGCTTGGCGGTATTGTGCCAGTTATTGTGTAAGTGCCATTAAATGTTGAACCACAAGCGCTTACTACTATCTGCTGACCTGTTACAAATGCATTCGGATTGGCAAGCATAAGTGTTGCAACGTTATCTTGTAGTGCTGTAGCAACTACTGGGGCATCGTTGTGCCATAGGTATTGGCTAATCAAATCTTCTGCTGTTTGACAAACTTCTTCCACGACAGCATCGGTGTATAAAGTACCTATCCCCAAATTACTGCGTAACTCGGCGGTGGTCACAAATGTACTCGGCATACTGTCCTCTCTTGAAAGCTCCCCCAGGGCTAGGGCTACTAAACCCCAGGGGATTACTTATTTGTTGATAGGTCTTATCAGGTCTTCTTGTACTTGATAATTCCGTTAGGCATCTTGGCGATTGTTGCCATATAACCATAAATTGCAACCTGTACTTGTAGGTTTGATACTACGTTTACAGACATAAATGCCTGAGGTGAGCGATATACAGTGAAGGCCTCTGGTGCAAGAATTACTGCTGAATCATCATCAAATGTAGTAGCTGAGAAGTTCTTGTCTACGTATAGATCAAGTCCTAGCACGTTGCCACGGATAGATGTTGGATTAACCTGTCCAGCTGCGTTCATCGGTTGTAGCGCATTAAATACTGGGCGCTTAGTAGAATCCTGAGCACCAATTAACGCTCCCCATTGTGCTGGGTTAGCGATGTAGTTCTGTGCAAAGTAACCTGTGTTTGAGTAGATAGTACGTGCGCCTTCTGTAGTGAATGCGACAATGCCATCTAGGTCAGCAGTTGTATTTGTACCATTCATACCAGCTGCAAGAAGTGCGGTTAATACTGTGGTGTCGATTGTTTTCAAATATGCATACTCTAATTGCTTAGTAAGTTCTGCATAGAAGTTAGGGTCTGAACGCTCTAACAATTCGACAGATAGTGTGTTCATACCTGAGTACTTAGACACTGTGCCTGTTAGATAAGCAGTTTCCATACCTGTGTTTTGTACTGCGCCAGCTTCTGCCTCAACAGTTACAACTGGTGCTACACCTGTTCCGCCACCTGAGGAAGTTACCAAAGATGGTACGTTAATTGTCATACCTGATGCTGGCAGCGTGCCTTGTGAACAAGCATCGATTGCTGGTGTGCCAAAGCGTGTGTTAGTTACAAACTCGCTTAGATACTGTGTTGGGTTGAATGCTGGGTTAGTTGAAAATGAGTCATCAGCTGCTGCAATATACAGTTTAGAATCATCATTACCTAAAGCAGCCTTAATCTTATGCTCTGTATAAGATCCCATTGAATTGATTGGTGAACGTACAGAAGTTTGGATAAGTGGTGCTGTAATTACTGGGCGAGCAGCTTCTACTGTAGGAGTAGCAGCCTCTGCCTTTGCTTCTTGTGGCGCTGTTGCTAAATCTTCCACAGGAGCCTCGCTTTCTTTTAGTTGATTGGTGTTTTCTGCTTCGTTTTCACTAGCAGCAACTTTAGTTACTTGTGCAGCGCTAAACGCTGGGCTTTCAACAAGGCTTACCTCTTTAAGAGTTGCACTTGTTACATATAAATATTCTTTTTTCTGGATTGACTTGTTTACGTCTACTCCAACAGATAAGCCATCGATTAACTGCTCGCCTGCAAGTATTAGCGCATCTTGACCTTGCATTGAAGCACTGATTTTAAAGCTAGCGTAAATGCCGTCTTCTTCCTGGTTAAATTTTTGCATTCTACCGATAGGGCGCTCTGG